TTTTAGATGCTACCACTTACGACCCTTATACGGGAGAGCGTAGCGAGTATGAGAATGTTATTCCCTTAGAGTTTTCAGGCGATAAGTGTGCAGAACTTGACCGCTTTAATCAGGGTGATGTTGTTACTGTATCGTTTGTCTTACAAGGGCGTTCTTGGACGAATCAGGACGGAGAACTCAAACGTATGGCATCTATCCGGTGCTACAAAATAGATGCGCGTGGCGGTGTATCGCAATCCCCACAAGCTACACTGGCACAGCAACCAGTCCAACAGCCAGCGCCACAGTCGACCTATCAGCAACAGCCGCAGAATTTCCCGCCTCCGGTTGATGTTAATGGCAATGTAAAGGACGATTTGCCTTTTTAGCGTATGTTGTTCGACTTGAAGAATGATATGGAAGAGATTTGGAAAACAGTAAAAGGGTATAATGGATATTATCAAGTTTCTAATACAGGTAAAGTTCGGAATCCTAATAAGGTGCTTACTCCAAATGTTGGAGTAAAGAACGGATATGTTTATGTTACTTTGAGAAAAGATAAAAGACTGTTACATCGAATTGTTGCAGAAACTTTTATCCCCAATCCATTTAATAAACCAGAGGTAGACCACATTAATGGAATTAGAACGGATAATAATGTTTGTAATTTAAGGTGGGTAACTCGCACGGAAAACAATAATAATCCTATTACTAAAAGCCGTTTTAGTAAATCTGCTAAAGGTAAAGTTATCAATGCAGAAACTAAAAAACGAATGTCAATGAGCCGAAAAGGGGAAAAACATCCAATGTATAATAAAAAGCATTCAAGTTTTTCTAAAAGAAAGATGTCTATAACTCATTCAATTCCAGTTGTGCAATTTGGATTACAAATGAATTATATAGCTGAATTTGAAAGTGCAAAAGTGGCTTCTCTTGAAACACAAGTTGCTGCATCAAGTATCAATGCTTGTACGCTCGGCAAAAGGAAAACGGCTGGTGGCTATATTTGGAAAAAGAAAAATGATATTTAATTTATCAAATCATTATGAAATACCCAAGTTCAAGGAGTATGTAAACAAGCTGTTTAGTGAACGTGCGGTGGTGGAAGTGAAAAAGAAACTACCTAACCGCACGCTTGCCCAAAACAGCTACTTGCATCTTCTTTTAGGGTATTTCGGTAGTGAGTACGGTTGCAGTCTCGACGAAGCAAAAATTGATTTTTATAAGAGGACTTGCAACCGTGATTTGTTTGAGAGAAAGACGGTCAACAAGAAAGGCAATGAAGTAACCTATTTGCGCAGTTCTGCCGAGCTGACAACAGGTGAAATGACTTTGAGTATTGACCGTTTTCGTAATTGGAGTGCCTCAGTGGCAGGTATCTATCTGCCGGCTGCAAATGAACATCAAATGCTGATATACGCCCAGCAGGAAATACAAAGAAATCAAGAATTTATTTAGTTATGATAGAAACAAGAAAAACAGAAATCAGGTATGTGACATCTGACCCGAAAAAGATGCTCAACATGTACCTTGCAAAACGTGTCCTCAAAACATGGGAGGAGTCTTTCATTGATGAAGATACAGGTGAAACAGTAACCATCGAACGGAATGAAATTCTTTTTGACCGTGGCACGCTGATAGACCAAGACACTTTGGCGAAAATTCGTTTCAGTATGGAAGCTGACGGCATTAAGGAAGTGGAAGTCAGCAACCAGAACCGCTTGGCGTTCGAGAACGAGAACAAATTCTTATATCCCTATCTTGCACAGGCACAAATAGGGGACAAGAAACATAAGTTCCTGCTGTATGCCACCGGATTGGAGAATTCTTGTAGTATCTTGAAAGATTACATCGAACTAAACTATATGTTCGGATTCACCTTGACAATGGTCAAGGAGTTCGATTCTTGCGTGATTCTTACTGACAACTTGAAAGAACGTAAGGTTGACGATGCTTCGCTTGCCTATCTCAAAAATGAAATCACTATGGCAGAATACGTTGACAAAATGGACGATGAGACGGAAGATAGTGACGAAGAATCTAAACCGAATGAAAAGAAATTCTACCAGATTGAGACGAAAATCACATTCACGGATGGGGAGAATGAAGACGAGAGAGTTCAGACTTTTGTCGTGAACACCTTCAACGTTGACAGAGCGATGATGCTTATTACCCACTATCTCAAAAACAAAGAGGAAGAATGTGAGAAACAAGCCAAAGAAAAGGGACATGAGTTCAGAAAGAGGGAAATCCATACAGCCATTGAATCTGCTAAACCTATCCCGGTCGGGCGGTTTATTCCGAAAGAGTTTTCAATGGCTTATATGGAATAACTTTGTTAACCTGCCTGCTCGGTCTGTGAAGATTGGGCAGGTGAATATGGGGCGTTTGGCTGGTGTGACTAATGTAATGCGCAGCATTGTAGAGGAGGGCAGTTCGATTCTGTCACGCCCCTCATAAATGTGAGCCACACATAAATGGCAATGGTTAGTAAATAATGTTTGTGCCCCGGAGAATACGCTTCGGAGCTTTTAATTGGGAAAGATTATGAGAATAGACAAAATTAAGACAGTAGGTCAGCTTAGAAAGGTTATTGAGAATCTTTCCGATGACTACGAAATCGAGATGCGTATCAGACGCAAATTGACGGATGAAGACATAATTAAGTTGCATAAAAAGTACGGTAAGATATATCCTTATCCATACGAAACAAGTTATTCAGAACTTGAATTTGATGATGTAGGTGTGTCTGACAAAGTATTATGCTTGGGAGTTGAACTAAAAGAATAATATGCCGTACTACATAAAACGAACAAAGGCTAAGAAGAAAGACAAGCCTTTACCTCTGTTTGATAAAGCGGGGGTAACAGTGAAAAAGAAGCTGGATTTGAAAGCTAAGCTCGACAAGGAGTTTTCCCTTTTCATCCGGCTTCGTGATTGTATGCCAAACGGGTATTTTAGATGTATCTCGTGCGGACAGATAAAACCGTTTACACAAGCAGACTGCGGGCACTATTTCAGTCGTACACATTTGGCAACACGGTTTGATGAGAATAATTGCCATGCCGAATGCCGACACTGCAACAGGTTCAAAGCCGATCATTTGGAAGGCTATCGGGTGAATCTGATAGCCAAAATCGGGCAACAGAAATTTGACTTGCTGAAAGTGAAAGCTGCTGATACTTCTAAGATGTCAGATTTTGAGTACGAGCAACTAATTAAGTATTACAAAGCACTCAATAAGAAGTTACGAAAGGAGAAAGGTTTATGAGTTATGTATTGCGAGATTACCAACAGAAAGCCTCTGATGCTGCCGTTTCTTTCTTCAACAACAAAACGAAGAAAACAAATGCCATTATGGTGTTACCTACGGGCAGCGGAAAGTCGCTTATCATAGCGGATATAGCCGCAAGGCTTGACGGACATACCTTGGTGTTCCAGCCAAGCAAAGAGATATTGGAGCAAAATTTTAAGAAGCTCTGTTCATACGGTATTCTTGATTGCAGTATCTATTCGGCTTCCTTTAATTCAAAGGAGATAAGCCGGATAACATTTGCCACCATCGGCAGTGTGAAGAATCATCCCGAACTGTTTACCCACTTCAAGAACATCATTGTGGATGAATGTCATCTTGTAAACCCCAAAGAGGGAATGTACAAGGATTTTTTTGATGCAGTGAAGTGTAAGGTTCTTGGACTGACAGCAACGCCATACCGTTTAAGCTCCAGTCGTGATTTCGGCTCCATGCTGAAATTTATCACTCGGACAAAACCTCATGTCTTTTCAGAGGTCATTTATCATGTACAGGTATCAACCCTATTAGATATGGGCTACTTGGCGAAGTTGGATTACTATTCAATGAATCCTTCAGGGTGGAATGAACTTAACTTGAAAGTAAATACTACTGGTGCCGACTATACGGATAGGTCAGTTCAAAAAGAATATGAACGGATAGACTTCTACGGTTATCTCGTTCATATCGTCCAAAGGCTGATGAATCCCAAAGCCGGAGGAAAACGGAAGGGTATTTTGGTCTTTACCCGTTTTTTGAAAGAAGCGGAACGGTTAACGATGTCAATACCCGGTTGCGCTATCGTTTCAGGTGATACTCCTAAGAAAGAACGTGAACATATTCTTGAGGCGTTCAAAGCTGGTGAAATTCCGGTAGTAGCTAATGTGGGTGTACTTACGACTGGCTTTGACTATCCGGAACTTGATACGGTCGTTATGGCACGTCCTACAATGTCACTTGCCATGTGGTATCAGATAGTCGGTCGTGCCATCCGCCCGCATCCTTCTAAAGAATGTGGATGGATTGTGGATTTATGCGGTAACATCAAACGTTTCGGAGAGGTGTCGGATTTACGATTGTTTGATAGCGGTAATGGTAAGTGGGCTGTATTTTCTAACGGAAGGCAATTAACTAACGTGAGATTCTAAGACTATGGACGAAAGATTTTTGAGGCTAAGCCGCAGGTTTTTCTCGAATGAAATGTGGAATGAAGCCCGTACTTTTAGCAGTTGCGAAGCGTGGTTAGACTTAATTCAGTCTGCACGATTTGAGGCAACGCCCCGAAAGGAGAGTATCGGAGGTCGAGAAATCTCTTATTCAAGAGGTCAATATCCTGCATCCATAAGATTTCTGTCACAGCGTTGGAAATGGTCTGAAAAGAAAGTGCGTTCCTTTCTTGTGCATCTTAGAAAGAAAGGTATGATAACTGTTGAGTGCAATCAAGGAATGAACCTTATAACCTTATGTAAATATGAAGAATATAATCCAATGGGCACAACCAAGGACACAAGTAAGGGCACAGGTATTGAAAAGGAAATCAATGAATTAAGACAGGAATGGGCACAACTAAGGGCACAACTTGGGGCACAGTCCATGAACAACAATCTACCGCAATCCGAACTTTTACAAAAATCAGGGCACACAGAGGGCACAAATATAAAGAAAGAAGAAAGAGAGTATATAGATATATCTCTACATCAAAAGAAAGAAAATACTCCTGACGGAGTATCAAAGAAAGACAAGCTTTCTTCGCCCTCCCCCTCTGAAAAGATTGATTACAGCGGATTGATGGAATACTATAATACCACATTCAAAGACAGACTCCAGCAGATAAGATCAATGACTGATGTGAGAAAAAAGGCTGTAAAAGCCCGGATAGCCCAATATGGGAAAGAGTCAGTGAGGAGTGTTTTCAATCTCATTCTTCAATCCCCGTTCCTACTTGGAGCTAATGACCGCAATTGGAAATGCGACTTTGATTGGATTTTCAAACAAGCAAACTTTACTAAAATATTGGAAGGAAACTATAATGGGACAAGACTTAGTAAAAATCAACAGGATAGCGAGCTGCGAAAACGTGATTCAGTTCTTGCAGTCGCTACAACCGTTAGAGAAGCTGCCGCAAAAAAGAGAAAGGAACTTGAAGCAGAGGGCGTTATTGAATAAATATCCCGATCCTGCACAATTCATTCTTGATTACAACCCTGATTTGCAGTTCAAACTTGTCAGATGTAATGCAACCCATTCAGAACTGGCGTTGAATGACAGCATTCCGAGTTTAGGGCTATTGTCTTCTACTTATGGGGATGAAACACCGATAGAATGGCTAAAGATACAATTTGGCTCATTGAATGACTTTGCGGAAGTTTCAACCAAGATAGCGAAAGAGCAACTTTCTGAACTATCGGAGATATTCCTTTCGGAGTATTATTATATAAATGCCGCTGAAATCTGTTTTTTCATAGCACGGTTTAAGTCAGGGAAGTATGGGCGGTTCTACGGTTCAATAGATCCATTGAAAATAACAAGTGCGATGCTGGACTACGTTTCTGAACGTCGGAAAGATATTGAACGGAAAGAGCGTGAACGATACAGAAACCAACGTGAAAAAGAGATAGAGGAGCGTGGAAATAACAGAATCTCTTATGCTGAGTACATTGAAATCAAGCACCGTGCTGATGCAGGAGATGAGGAAGCCAGAAAAATGCTGATGTCACCATGAGAATAACCGTTTACTGGGTAACAAGAAATCCGGATGTTATCGTAAGAATCCGGAAAAAGTTCAATATCCCAAGTTATACTTCCGTGAACTACGAAACAGAATGTGAAATCAAGGATGAAGACTTTTCACTGTTAGAAGAAACAGAACGAAGGGGATTTATTCAAATTAGAAATAAGAATACACGATTATGAAATCATTAAAAGAAATACTAAGGAGTTTAGAAGGTCTGTCCGATATCGAATTGTTCGTGATAGACCTTTTTTGTGGTGCCGGCGGTTTGTCCGAAGGTGTGGAAGAAGCACGATTGGATGGAAATAGATGTGCAAAGGTTGTTTGTTGTGTGAACCATGACAAGAATGCCATCCTTTCACATGATGCCAATATCCCTGATGCACTTCACTTTATTGAGGATATCCGTACACTGGAACTTTCCCCGATAAGCACTATTGTAGAACGTATTCGTCAGTTATACCCTGATGCCATGATAATGCTTCATGCTTCTTTGGAGTGTACCAACTTCTCGAAAGCCAAAGGCGGTCAGCCACGTGATGCTGATAGCCGGACACTGGCTGAACATCTCTTCCGCTACATTGATGTGATAGATCCTGACTACATTCAGATTGAGAATGTGGAAGAGTTTATGAGCTGGGGAGATATGGACGAAAAAGGGAAGCCTATCAGCATGGACAAAGGCAGGCTTTATCAGAAGTGGGTGCGCAATGTCAAGAAGTACGGTTACAACTTTGAGCACCGCATCCTGAACGCTGCCGACTTCGGTGCCTACACCACAAGGAAACGCTTCTTCGGCATCTTTGCTAAAAAGAGCTTGCCGATAGTATTCCCTGAACCGACCCACTGTAAAGGTGGTAGGCAAGATATGTTTTCTAAGCTGGAAAAATGGAAACCCGTCAAGGAAGTTCTTGATTTTTCTGACGAAGGAACTACCATCTTTAGGGAAAAGCCTCTTGCAGAGAAAACGCTTGAACGCATCTATGCCGGACTTATCAAATTTGTAGCAGGTGGGAAAGACGCCTTCCTCGTGAAGTATAATTCTATGAGCCGTACAGGGAAATATAACGCTCCTGGGATTGACGAACCATGTCCGGTGGTAGCCACGCAAGGCAGACTTGGAGTAGCGCAAGTCTGCTTCCTCTCCAAACAGTTCAGCGGACATCCCGAAAGCAAGAATGTGTCTGTAGAAGAACCGGCAGGTGCAATCACCTGCAAAGACCACCATGTTTTTGTCTCTGCTTATTATGGAAATGGACATAATCATTCGGTAGACCTTCCAGTTCCAACGGTCACAACGAAAGACCGGTTTGCATTGGTTGAAAGCAGCTTTCTGGATATGCAATACGGTAACGGTATACCTATGTCAATCAATGTTCCAGCAGGTACGGTAACGACCAATCCGAAGTTCAACATAGTTACTTGTAAGCCATGGATTATGAATACCGCTTTCTCCAATATCGGTAGCAGCATAGATGAACCGTCTCAAACCATTACGGCAAACCGAAAATGGCATTATCTCATGAATCCGCAATTTAATAGTGCGGGTGGCTCTGTTGATAATCCTTGCTTCACTCTTATAGCACGCATGGATAAGATGCCGCCTTATCTGGTAACTACGGAAAGCGGACAAGTAGCAATAGAAATCTACGAGACAGACAGTCCAATGACTCGAAAGATAAAGGAGTTCATGGCTATGTATGGCATAGTGGATATAAAAATGCGTATGCTCCGCATATCGGAACTTAAGCGCATCATGGGATTCCCTGAAAATTATGTCTTGGTTGGTACACAAGCCGACCAAAAGAAATTTATCGGGAATGCGGTTGAGGTTACTCAGGCAAAAAAGAATACCGAGGCTCTTTGCAAAAGGTTAAGAGTATTTAGACTAAATAAATTAAAAGAAGCAGTATAATGAAAGAATATATAGAATTTCTAAAAGACAAGATGGCCATCAGCCATCAGACAGGATTTGAAGTTAAGGCTGATGAACTTACCCCGTCGTTATATCCCCATGTCAAGGATACAGTTCGTTGGGCAATATCCGGTGGATGCCGTGCGATATTCTCCAGCTTTGGTATGCAGAAAACCGTAACCCAGTTGGAGATACTGCGGGTAATCCTGAACTGCACAGGAGGCAAAGGGTTGATAGTTTGCCCCAAGCGTGTAGTAGTGGAGTTCCTGACACAGGCCGAAAAGCATCTGGGCATGAAAGTGACCTATGTACGTACTATGCAGGAGGTGAAGCAATGTCCGACCAATATCATGGTGACAAACTATGAACGTGTCCGTGACGGCGAGGACGGAATAAGAATAGAACCTTCCTACTTTACCGTTACCTCATTGGATGAAGCGAGCGTGTTACGTGGATTCGGAACCAAGACCTATCAGGAGTTTCTTCCTCTGTTTGCAGAAGTTCCGTACAGGTTTGTTGCCACTGCCACACCGTCACCCAACAGATACAAGGAGCTGATACACTATGCCGGCTACCTTGGAGTGATGGATACCGGGCAGGCACTTACAAGGTTCTTCCAGCGTGACAGCACGAAGGCGAACAATCTTACCCTCTATCCCCACAAGGAGAAGGAATTCTGGTTATGGGTAAGTACATGGGCGTTGTTCCTCACCAAACCGTCTGATTTAGGTTATCCCGATACAGGATATGAGTTACCAGAGTTACGGGTACATGAAGAAGTCGTGAGTGTGGATAATTCCACTGCCGGAGCCGACCGTGACGGGCAGGTGAAAATGTTCCGTGAGGCTGCTCTCGGTCTGGCTGATGCTGCAAAGGAACGCCGGGACAACATGCAGGAAAAGATTGCCCGTGTGGTGGAGATAATCAATCGCCCGGAAAACAAGGATGACCATTTCCTTTTATGGCACGACTTGGAGGCTGAACGTGAGGCACTCTGCAAGGCAATTCCCGGATGTAAGGCTGTGTATGGCTCGCAAGATGATAAGGAAGCGGATAAGGTAATAGCAGATTTCAAGGACGGCCGTCTGAAGTATCTGGCCGCAAAACCGGAGATGCTGGGTGAGGGTCTGAACTTCCAGTACCACTGCCACAAGGCAATCATGTTCATCGACTACCGTTTTAATGACAAGTTCCAGGCGATAGCCCGTATCTATCGGTTTATGCAGCAGCATCCCGTAGACCTTTACTTGGTGTATGCCGAAAGCGAAAGTGAAATATTCAAATCATTCATGCAGAAGTGGGCGCAGCACCGCCAGATGGTAGCCAAGATGACCGATATAGTCCGCAAGAACGGTTTGTTTGGTTTGCAGGCAGAGGAAAAGATGATGCGCTGGATGTTCGCCAGTCGGGAAGAGAAGTCCGGCAAACTGTGGAAAGCTATCAATAATGACAATGTACTTGAATGTCAGAAGATGGAAGATAATTCGGTAGACCTGATTGTAACCAGTATCCCGTTCTCCAACCACTACGAATATACGCCTACCTATAATGATTTCGGGCATAATGAAGACAACGGCAAGTTCTTTGAGCAGATGGACTATCTCACCCCGGAGCTTATGCGTATTTTAAAGCCCGGCCGGTTGGCCTGCATCCATGTAAAGGACCGTGTACTGTTCGGCAACGCTACGGGTGACGGTATGCCCACCATCGACCCGTTCAGCGAAATGACAGTGTTCCATTATCTGAAGCACGGATTCCGCTACATGGGGCGTATTACAGTGGATACGGATGTAGTAAGGGAGAACAACCAGACTTATCGGCTTGGATATACAGAAATGTGTAAGGACGGTTCAAAGATGGGTATCGGTTGCCCGGAATATGTTCTTCTCTTCCGAAAGTTGCCTTCTGATACCTCACGAGCCTATGCTGATTTGCCGGTGACAAAGAATAAGAGTGAATACTCGCTTGCCCGTTGGCAGATAGATGCCCATGCAAGTTGGAAATCATCAGGTAACTCTCTATTGAGCTATGAGGACATGAAAGGAGCCGGAATAGACAAGATACGCCATCTGTTCAGGAACTACGAACGCGAGCATATATATAACTACGAAGAACATGTATCATTCGCAGAGGAATTGGAAGCTTACGGAAAGCTGCCTAAAACGTTTATGGCTGTCGATCCGGTAAGCAAGAAACCCTGGATATGGGATGATGTCACCCGTATGCGCACGCTCAATACCAAGCAGTCACAGAAGAAAAGGCAGAACCACATCTGCCCTTTACAGCTCGATATCGTTGAAAGACTGATTGAACGGTACTCAAACAAGGGTGAGTTGGTGTTTGACCCCTTCGGAGGTATCAGCACAGTGCCTTATTGCGCCATCAGGTTAGGGCGTAAAGGATTATCCACCGAACTGAATTACGACTATTGGAAGGACAGTCTTTCATATCTATATGAAGCGGAAATGGAAGTGAGTGCGCCCACATTGTTTGACTTGATAAATGTAGGATAAAAAAGAATGGAGAGCAGGTATCGAACCTGCACCTCCACAATGAGTGGCATTCTTTCCACTTAAACTACTCCATTCTCTACTCCACTCAAATTGGAAAATCCCCAAATTCAGTTGAGTTGCAAATTCAACAAGGCTTTCCTTTCGGCATAGCCTAAATGAGATAATTCCCAAATTGAGTTTAAAGCCTATTTTTTCTTTAACTATTGTCGGCTTTTTATTCTGAGATTTTTTGAAAATTTTTGAAATACGTTTTGAAATCAGCCGACAACAAAATGTCGGTATTATTTTCATAATTGTATTTGTTTAAAATTGAACAATAATTAAAGTGTAACAAGGATTTGAACCTTTAACGCTAACGCGTACCATTTAGCTACTTGGCGCAAATATAATAATAAAAAGGAATAATATGAAAGTAATAACACTGCTGGGCACTTAGTCCCAGCTGATTTTCAATTGTTTATAATTTAGTTCTTTGACATTTTTGTAATCGCAATCGGTAAGTATCTCTCTTACAGGTGTTTTATCCAGTAGAGAAAAGCTCAAAATTTGTAGAATTTCGTAGATTGGACGGTTGACTTTCAATTTGTAAGCAACAATGGCAACCAGACAGTATGTTATGATGGCACAGTACACTTGTGTCTTGACTGCATTCATCGTAGTTCCCCAAAAAGATTTTACTTTCAAGTGTTGCTTTATCCATTTGAAAAATAGTTCCACCTGCCAACGGTTCTTGTATAGCAAAGCTATTTCCTCTGCTGAGAGTTCCATGTTGTTGGTGATGAACACAAATTCTCTGTCCAGTTCTTCATCGTAGTATTTAACCCGCCGGAGTTTGTTCGGATATGCTTTGAGCGATTTATACGTTTCAAGCATTCCAATCTGGTCACATTTTATTCCGGTTGTTTTATCAACTTCACAGGAATACATTCTACGGAATCTCATATTATTCTTTGCACGTGTAACGAAGTAAGCACCACAGGTGTGAAGCTTATGCAAACGGGTGAAGTCAACATATCCTTTATCCATGATATAGAAACTTCCCTTTTCATAACTCAACTCATCCAGCATGTTTACGTCATGTACTTTGGCATTGGTTACCAGTACGATTGTCGGTATGGAAGTCTTTACATCATACAAGGTATGAAGTTTGATGCCCCCTTTGTGTTTCCTAAATTCTGCCCACCAAAAAACATTCAGACAAAGGTCTATGGTGGAGGAATCAAAGGCATAAACATTACTGTCAACTTTCACCTCGAAGTCATTTTTGTTGTAGTTATTACGGGCTTCCGCAATCAGGGTATAAGCAAATTCTTCGTAGATACGATAATCTCTATTCCGGTTTGCTTTCCCCAGATTGGTACGGCTAACTGTTGCACCGAATCCCAAGTGATAGTACTTGTTCTTGTGTGCCTCAAGGCTGAGCATAAGGTCACGCATACTGTCTCGGGCGGTCAGTTGTCCGAAGATCATGCACAGCATCTGATTCCAACAGGTGAATGTTCTGATTTTCTTATTCCCAGAATACTTCTCTACCAAACGATCAAAGACACGACGGGGAAGAAAATCTGTAAGTTGGGCGAAGATATATTTGCCTTGATTCATTGTTTTTAGCTTTTGGGCAAAGCTAAAATAACTTTTCAATTCAAATCGTCACGCCCCAAAAAGACACATAACTATGCGATTATCAAAGATTTCAAAGAACGATGTTTAATTTAAAGTGCCCACTAGTGAAGTAATAACCATAAAACAGCCGTGGGCTTCTTTGATAGTCCACGGTATTAAAGACATCGAAAATCGAACTTGGCCGTGTCCTGATAAATATATTGGGCAGAGGGTACTGATTCATGCAAGCTTAAAGCCTGACAGAGAACCTTACATGATATTCAATGATGTTCAAGCTGATGCGATAGATAATTGTATTATGGATGTGTGTGGGTATTATAAACAGACTGGCGCAATCATTGGCAGTGTGGAAATAGTAGGTTGTTCTATTAATCATCCTTCTATCTGGGCTGAGAAAGGCTGCTGGAATTGGGTGCTGAAGAATGCGGTTCTGTTTGATAAGCCTATTGAGAATGTGAAAGGGAAATTAGGATTTTGGGAATATGAATAAATGATATGTCAGAGATGTTCTTTAGCATTGGCTTTTAGTGATAACACGTTTCTTTTGGATTTTATATGAATTCTAATATGTAAGAAGAGTGTTTTGATTTATTTATATTAGTTCTTATCTTTGTAGAAAAATATTATTATGAAAAAGAACCTAATATATAAGATAATTTTTTGGCTTGTACTTTTTATTTCTTCTTATACAGTTTTAGGGATAGAATTAAATCTTTTACCTTTAATGCCATCTCACTTTTCTGAAGCTATAGTAGAAAAAATAAATCGGACTTTATTATCATTGGCTTATAGTATTATAGCAGCATATATTTTTTATTTTGTAACAGTTGTAGTTCCATTATGGATTCAAATAGGTAAGTCTAAAAGAATTTTATCTTATGAAGTCTATTTCTTCCTGGAGGATTTATATATTTTGATTAATCAAATTCTGTATGTCTATAAAATAGATAAAAATATTGACGATTTAGAAGAAAAGGATTTATTATGTATAAATGGTACAGTTAAAAATCATATAGAAGGAGGATATGATATTCAAACCTATTGGAATTCAATTTGGCATAAAGGAAAGAAATATACTGGTTTGGGGAATATGTCTTTTATTTATCCAGATGACATTTTAAAAAAACTCTCCGAAATTCCTAAAAGAATAGAGAAAATACGCTTGGTAAATCCAAATTTCTTTGTAGATATGGAATTTGCTCAATTATTGTCATTTATAGAGACTAATAAATTGAGATATTATTATAAACCAGTAGAAGAGCTTAAGACTAACATGCCTATTCCTTTTGTATATGCAAACTCTGCTGAAGAATTATATAAATTAATAATTGGGTATAGATTATTGAATAAAACTGGTTATCATAAATGTTATAGAAACACTTATAATGTTATCGAATTATACAATAAAGAAGAATTGGATAGAAGGAGGAGTGATTCATTTAAATATTGGGATGAACATATTGTTACGATATTAGAAAAAGAAAATAGTTTTCATCCTTTTATTATGATAAATTCCAACATAAGAGATTCGGTAATTATAGCCAACGAATTGGGATATCAGTGGTTGGAGTATGATAAGTGGAACAATATACAAGAATCTAATAGGTGTGTTATAATAATTACAGATGGAATTCCTTCTAAGGTTATAAATCAATTTTGCAGAAGAAATAAAGGTAAGCGAATTATAATATTGTTGTATCCTAGTTTGTTCTATAGTACAGGAGATAAAAAATATAATCAAGGTATACAAACTTCTTTTAAAAAGTATTCAATATATTATCGTTCATCCAGGAAAATAGGATTTATAGAATTAAGTAAAAAATATCCTATGCATAGCACGTTGCAAACAATAAGAACAATGATTATAAACATAATAAGAGGATGTAATATATAATACAGACAGCCTTTGTCAGTGCTTTGTGAATACCCGGTAACTGCTTTGTGGTGGTTATCGGGTATTTTATTGCCAACCAATTAATACCAAAATATCATGAGCTTAAACGAATTAAGAAATAAAGCCTACCGTAACGCAGTAACGCACGGTTTCCACGATAAGGAACTGAGTAATGAACACTGCTTTTGCCTTATCATCAGCGAGCTTATGGAAGCAGTGGAAGCGGACCGAAAAGGGAAACATGCCGACAGGGAATCTTTCAAGTCTTCTTATGAGGATGAAGAACCGCACGATGATGTCAATTTCAAGTATTGTTTTGAAAAATATATCAAAGATACGATTTCAGACGAACTAAGCGATGCAGTTATACGCTTGCTTGACCTTGCAGGACTTCGAGGGATAAGCCTTGAACTTGCCAACGGAGATATTGATGACTGTATTGAAGATATGGCAGAAGCCTATAAAGACGAAACTTTCACCGAATCAATCTATTCCATCTCTACACTTCCTATTAGATATGACGGAATATTTGATTTTTCTATTACTGTGAATGATATGATACTGTCAATTTTTGGACTTGCCAAACATCTTGACATAGATTTGCTTTGGCATATCGAACAGAAGATAAGATACAATGAATTAAGACCTATGTTGAACGGGAAAAAGTATTGAATATGAAAACAATATTATTTACAATTATATGTATTATCGCCCTATTATGGGTTGGAGATCTCACAATTACATTTAAGCCGTTTTCTATATCACTTCCCGGTTGGTATAAGCCTGTAGGTATCCTTCTATTTTTTCTGTCAATGGCAGTATATACCACAGGGGATTATACCAAAGGGTATAAACAAGGTTTCGATGATGGAGTAAAGGAATGTATTGAAATACTTAAAAAGAAAAATCCATGAGCAAACTATATAAAGTAATCATTTTCGGGGAATCATTCTTAATCGGGTGGTTCCCTTTTTCTTCACACTGGTACAACAAGCTAAAGATAATCAAATGATAGTACGCCATTTTATAAGAGTTCCGGTTGGAAGTATAGTCTATTGCAACAATCAGCCGGTTAAAATACTGGAGAAAGGATACGCCCTTGCTCTATGCGAAGTCAACGGAAAACGGGTATATATCACCTGCTATGATTTGGAAAAGAAACCATTCGTCAGCACGAATGGGGAAGAATGAAAAAGAGCCAACCCACGCACGACCATGAATCAGCTCTTCCTTACACGATTATGATGCAAATATACTATTTACTTTTAAAATAATCGTGTTATGGAACTGGATTTTAACAAAATAATTCGTCTTAAAAAGATTCGTATTGAGAAGTCTGAACTTTCGGAAGAAGAAAACGCTTTGACTGAACCGGTTTTAAAAGACAAGAGCCTTATCCATGAAATCTATAAAATATTTGTTGAAGTGCTGAATGAAAGAGGATGTCCCCCAAACATTGATAGTGTGACCCAGAGAAAGAAATTCATCTTTATTATCCTGTACCTATTTTCCCCAAGTTCACTTGCCGGAGGAAAAATGACTGCAGGGCTACGTGAGGAGATGTCAAGGGTATTGGGTGTTCAGTCCAAGAGTACAATTTCCGACAATTGTGCTGATGTCGTGTTTCTGTATCAGAATTATGGGGACTTTAGTGGAGATATAGAGTATCTTTACACCGAAATCGTAAATCGGTTAAGAATTAAAGGGCTAATCAATTAACAAAGCGATAAGAATTACTTACCGCTTTGTTTTTTTAACTCAATTTTGAGCCATCGAATTATAATTATTCATATATTTACGATGCTTTTCTGCACAAAATTCTTTGTGTTATGTGTATAACTCCGTTTTTAAGCATACATAAAGGTTGATATATTAGTATTAACTTTAAAAAAGGAGGTTTTATGTCTGATGATAAAGACTATTATGAAAAAGAAGAACGAAGAATAGTGAAAAATGCCACAGAAAAAGGAGTACCTTTTGAAACAGCTGCAATCATTAGCAGAAATATAAGGCAGGAGGGATTAAGAGATTATGAATATCTTCAAATGCTCAAAGGTAAATTGAGTGATGAAATTAATCGTAAAAAGTAAATCAACAGGCCGGAGTTCAGTGCTCCGGCTCAATTTTATACAACTAACAGAATTAATATTCTAATAAAAAAGTAGAGAGATATTATAATTCCTACCCCTATAATACTTTTTGTTACCCAGTCATGTTTAAATACATCATACTTAAACATTCCACCAGGTACAAATTCGTGGGCTACATATTTTGCTTTCCAATACCCAATGCCAATAAACGTCATTCCTAATCCAAGTCCTAAAACATATCTTCTTTCAATAAATTGTATATCAAATATCATTGCTGCTGCGGAAAGAAGGATGCCACATAAAAGTACTAATTTCCACCAATAATCGACTTTAAATAATTGTCCTAAATCCATAATTCTATCTTTATTTATAGTATTCTTTTCCTTGTATATTTTCATGGTCCGGCATACGTGGTTCTCCGTCAAAATGGATTTTACCTCCGCAATGGGGGCAGACGATAACGTTTTCTTCCTCTTCCTTATCTTCCCCTATCAGTGTTGTAATAGACACATTGAGAGCATCAGCTATTTTTAGAAGATTATCCAATGAGGGGGATGATTTTCCAGTCACGATATTGCTAACTGCAACCTTTGAAATGCCAACCTTTTCCGCAAGCCAAGCGGAAGTGACGTTTCGCTCGCTCATTATTTCTTTTATTCTCAAATCCATAAACTATACTTTATTTCAATTACTCCGCAAAGTAACGCAAACTTTATCAAATAACCTAATTAGGATAAAGTTTGCTTTATTAAATAATGTTAAGTAATAAATAAAACTTTATCAAACTTGTTGTGTTTAATAAAGTTTGCTTTATCTTTGCATCATCAGAAACGAAGTAATAACAATTAAAACATATAAGATATGAAAGCAACAGAATTTAAGAAAGGTCAATCAGTAGTCGTAACTACTAAAAATGGTAAGGTAGAAGGTACTATTTCAGGTGTTGATATGAATGTTTGCACTTTTGAAGTTGAATACTCTGTGGATTACCTAAAAGAGGGCAAAACATGGACTATGATTTGTGTGCCTGCAAGAGCGATAGAATTAGCATAAGTTTAATCAGCAGGGCGAAAGCCCTGCGCAATATAGAAGAATATGAAAGAAAATATATTTTTAAAAGCAGTTATAGAAAAACCGTTATTGAATAATGAACCAGAGGTTTTACACCTTTTCGTTCAAATTATCAATGAAATCACTTCTTGTATGTCAGAAGACGAGTTAAAGGGCTGTATGAACTCTTTAACAGTACAATACCCTTACTTTAAACTGTTTTTCGATTATGGTTTCGGACATAATCATATGTGGGTGAAAGCATCAGGTTCTTTAGAAAGATTGATATTGGTTGAGTTCTAATCCGGTAGCTTTCGAGCTACCACAATATACACGATTATGAAAGCTGATTTAGTTTTAGTTATCAGCCCTGAAGCCCCATTGATGAAGCAACTGGGCAAAGTGTTGGGTAAGATGGTAACCCCTTATGACTTCTCTACCATAGAGAGGGGTGAAAAGTACATCATCATACAGCATGATGAAACTGGGCTTGTAGTGGCTTATACGAGTGAAGAAAGATTGAATGCTAAATTTTAAATGTTGGATTATTATGGGTGAAATAGCAGATAGTTTAATTAACGGTGAATTTGATTGCATCACAGGTGAATATTTAGGTGAAGCGGTTGGCTATCCAAGAACGCTTGCTTATGGCAGACATGAATACATGCCACCAGTTGAAAAGAAGCCTACCAGCAAGGCGAATGTCTGTATAATTAACATGTGTAAGGACAGAGGTTTCAGTAACCGTGAAAAGATTGAATTAGTAGCCAAATTCTTGTATAGCAAAGGTTATAAACAATTGCCTAACCTATCCCATCAGTATAAAATCATTCACAGCCAGTACAAGAATGATTTTAAAAAGTTTTTGGTTGAACAAGTAAAGCAAAGAAAGGATGAATAATATCTTCACAATATGCTATTCAGAAGAAGAAGCAAATGAAATAGGCCACTTCATTTTGAGTAGAGGATACGAGGGTATTCAAAATGATAGCTATAGATATTGCCGTGAAGCGATTTGGTGGGCTTTCAAACAAGCTAAAAGGCATCATTTAAATTGCATCTACGTTGGCGTTGCAGGTTGCCAAATGACTGTATCAAAATCAAAGCGAGGTCTTAGACGAAACGGTCTTAAATACATAGAGAAAAGGCGAATGTTTTACAAATTACTAAGTAAGTATTGATAAATGATTATGAACTCAATTAACGACGAAAGAGGTTGCAGCGTATGCCAACCCGGTAAAGAGAATTACACTACCTACACAACGAAGTTAGGCAGAAAGAGAGTGAGAATGTACCAGTACGACTACCGTACTGAAAGTGGTGAACTCTTTGCTTGTTGTGCGCCTACCTTAGAGGCGTGTAGAGAAAGACGGGACAAATGGCTTAGTTTACGACAATAAACCGATTGTCGTGTATAACGATTGAAGATATTTCGTTATCTTTGGTTGTGGTTGTACCTTTGGGGTACAACCTTTTATGGTATAATTTTTTATAACGATATAGTAATATGAAGATTAGTTATAATGGGCAAGAGATAGAAGCGTATTCGCTTGTAATGACAAAAGAAAATGCCTTGGCTATTTTAAATGGCAAAAAAGACATAGAAACACGTATGCTTAGTACAAAATACGAAAAAATGTTCACGGATTTTGCGCAAGTTGACGAGAATGAGAAATTAAGAAAATCGGGGCATGAAGATGAATGCAAGCCTGTCTTAAGAACTGATATAGAGGCTATCCATTTTTATAGTACTGGTGCACCATGGACACTTGATGTTGCCATTGATGAAATTGGTATAGGTGAAGTAACAGAAAAAGGTATAAAATTCATGCACGATGAATTTGATTTTCACGATTTTGATGAACAATTAAAAGAGTTCAAGAAGAATCCACCGAAAGAGCTACCATTATTTTACTATTTACATATTTGTGAAATCATAAGTCATTCAGGTTTGAAATAATATAAGCCATTTCGGTGGCTTTGTTTGTTGGTAAAAAGATTGTTTAATTAAAAAATTAAGATTATGCCAGAAACGTATGCAACGGATGCAAGTGGTCGAAAGTATCGTACTCGAAAAGATTATGAAGCAGGTCGTTTTCAGTCTACCGGTAGAAATGCAGCTCAAAGAGCAAGAATTAACCGCCGTATAGGAGGCAGAGTTGTCTAATGAAGAAAGCGATAGATATAATTAAAGCTGTCGCAAAGAAGACTGACAGGGTTATATTGTTTCACTCGGCATCGGGCAAGGACAGTATAGCCCTTTTAGACCTAATATCACCTTATTTCAAAGAGATCGTTTGCGTCTATATGTATGTCGTTAAAGACTTATCTCACATTAATCGGTATATAAATTACGCTTGTAAGAAGTACCCTAATATGAAATATATTCAAATTCCGCACTTTGCTCTTTATTCATACAGGCGCATTGGATATATGGGATGTGTCAGAAATGAGAAGCAAAAGTTGTACAATATGGCTCAACTTACCGATATAGTAAGGGAGAAATATAATATTGAATGGGCTTTCTTTGGTTTCAAGCAATCTGATTCGATGAATCGACGTTTAATGTTACGCACATACGATATGAATGGAATCAATGAAGCACAAAAGAAGTGCTATCCATTATCGGAATATCGGAATAAAGATGTATTGGAGTACATTAGTCGAAAAAGTCTAATCAACCCCGAATCATACGGAGGGAAACATCAGTCATCTGGTACTGACATAACAGATATTAATTACTTGTTATTTCTTCGTTATAAATATCCATGTGATTTAAAAAAAGTTATAAATGAATATCCATTGGTAGAACGGAAATTGTTTGAATATGACTATGAAAGAGTTAAAACAAAGTGAAACAAGGGTTATAAAACGCTTCCAAATAAACCTTAATCCGATTAATCCTAAAAGGCATTCGGACGAGAAGGTAAAACTGCAAAAGAAAAATTTGCAGAAAGTTGGTTTTCTTGGTGGTATTGTATGGAATGAGAAATCAGGAAATCTGATTGACGGGCATCGGAGAATTAAAGCAATGGATTTGTATTACAAATATGATGGTACTCCAAGCACTGATTATGACGTAAAGGTAGAGGTTGTGAATTTAGATGATAAAGTTGAAAAGGAACAGCTTACATATATGGCAGTAGGGAACACAAAACCTGATATAGACCTTATAGCTGGTTATATCTCTGATATAGATTATACGGATGTTGGATTGGATATTGGAGAACTCAACGATATTCTTTCTATAAATACAGCTATTCCTCCTTTGTCTGATTCTTTGGATGATTTATTATCCTCTGTATCATCGTTTGATGAAATAGAAACTCAGCCTACGGATGAAAAAACATACGAGGAGAAAAAAGAACACATGAAAGCTGTTAAGCAGCAAGTAAGAGATTCGGCAATAGAAAGACAACAAAACGAGGAGGCGTATATAATGCTGTCGTTTTCTTCTTATGAAGCTAAGGAAGATTTTTGCGATTTGCTTGGTATTAGTACAGATGACAAGTTCGCTAAAGGAGAAGATGTATTGAAAATGATTAAGTGACGAAAGTAACAGATACGTGCGCCCGTGTGCAAGAATATGGGAAAGAAACCAAAAATAGAAGATTTTAGGAAGATTCTCCGTAAATCCGGTGGGAATCTGACTAAGGTGGCCGCTATTTTCAAAGTGGCTCGGAAAACTATATACCAATGGGCGAAAGACGATGTGGAGTTTAAGGATGCTATATCGGATGAGCGTGGGGCTTTAGTTGACGAATGCTTGGTTTCTGCCCGTGTCCTAGCATTGGGTATTCCCGAAAAGGATGAAAAAGGAAATTTTATTGGTTGGCGTGAACGTCCAGATGGTTATATGATTCGTTATTTGCTTTCTACATTAGGAAGAAAAGAAGGGTTTGGTGAAGAGTCAGAAGACGCTGATATTCCAACAGACATAGAGCATGGCATCAACATTGATTCCTGGATTAAAAACAAGCTGAAATGATAGTACCCCAAGAAATATATCATCCACTATACACCGATACGGAGAAATTCATTATCCTTATCACCGGTGGGCGTGGTTCGGGTAAATCTTTCAACGCTTCCACTTTCATTGAGCGGTTGACCTTTGAAATGACACTGGCAGAGAAGATAGTTCATCAGATTCTCTACACCCGTTACACTATGGTTTCTGCCGGTATGTCTATCATCCCCGAAATGATGGAGAAGATAGAGCTGGACGGAACTACCAAATACTTCAAGACCACCAAGACGGATATAGTCAACAAGATGACGAAAAGCCGTATTATGTTCCGGGGTATCAAGACTTCTTCCGGAAACCAGACAGCAAAACTGAAATCCATTCAAGGCATTACGACTTTTGTCTGCGATGAAGCGGAAGAGTGGACAAGCGAAGATGAGTTCGACAAGATAATGCTCTCCATTCGCAAAAAGGGTATTCAGAACCGGATTATCATTATAATGAACCCATGCGATTCCAATCACTTCATCTACAAGAAATACATTGAGAAAACTCACAAGCTGGTAGAGATTGACGGTGTGCAGGTTCAGATTTCCACTCATCCGAATGTGCTCCATATCCATACTACGTATTTTGATAACTTGGATAACCTTTCTCCTGAGTTCCTGAAAGAGGTGGAAGATATGAAGGTGAGTAATCCTGAAAAGTATGCTCATGTGGTTATCGGCCGGTGGGCTGACGTTGCAGAAGGTGCTGTGTTCAAGAAGTGGGGAATTGTTGACGAGTTCCCGGCTTGGGCAAAGAAAATTGCTTTCGGGCAAGACTTCGGTTATACGCATGACCCGTCTGCTTCCATTCGTTGTGGTATCGTTGATAACGCCCTTTACTTGGATGAAGTGGATTACCGTACTGGATTGCTTTCTTCTGACATCATCAAGACTCTTCGCCCGTGGGGATTGAAAGTCATTGCTGACAGCGCAGACCCACGTTTGATTCAAGAGATACACAACGGAGGAATCAAGATATATGCCGTAGAGAAAGGTGCAGGCTCTATCAATGCCGGAATTGACAAAATGAAAGATATGGAGATTTATATAACCAAACGCTCGTACAACTTGCAAAGCGAGTTCAGAAAGTATGTTTGGGCAAAGGATAAGGACGGGAACTATATCAACGAACCGGAAGACCATGACAATCACGGAATAGATGCTGTACGTTACTATGTATTGGGTGAGCTTCTTGGTAAGATTCAGAAGCCGAAAGATTTAACAGGAATATTCACACATTAAAAATATAAACTATGCCATTGAATTTAGAAGAAATATTAGCATTGCCTGACATCGGGCAGAAGATAAACTACCTGAAGAAAGGTAGGAAGACTGAACTTCCCGACCGTTGCAAACTTTGGGATGATTGGAATCCGGAACGACATGAAATCATGGTTGACAAAAAGAAGTATCCGGACAGAAAGGTTCTTGGAAAAGAAGCAGAGAAGCACTTCGATGAAAAAACTGGTAAGACTTATGAAATCGAAGCAAAGTATAAGACTGAATCGGTGAACCGTATTTCCATTCCATTGGAACAAGATATAGTGAACATTCAAACAGCTTTCACGGTCGGCACAGAACCGTCTATGGATTGCACTCCGACTGATGATGATGAAAAGAAGCTGTTGGATGCGGTAAAGGCTGTATTTAAATCCAACAAAATCAAATATCAGAACAAGAAGATTGTCCGTGCTTGGTTATCCGAACAGGAAGTTGCCGAGTATTGGTATGTCACTGATGATGATTCATTTTGGGCGAAGTTCTGGAAGAAAATAAAGACTACCTTCGGGGGGAAGGTCAAGCCCACCAAGAAACTGAAAAGCGTGTTATGGTCTCCATTCAGAGGTGATAAGCTATACCCGTTCTTTAACGATGAAGGTAAAATGATTGCTTTCTCACGTGAGTATAAAAAGAAGCTCATGGATGATTCGGAGGTCACCTGCTTTATGACTATCACGGACAAAATGGTTTATCAATGGGATTTATCTAAAGGGTATGAAGAAAGAACGCCTTTTGCTCATGGATTCCCAAAACTACCGGTTCTCTATGCTTATCGTCCTGAACCTTATTGCAAGAAGATAAAGACTTTTCGGGTCCGATTAGAGAAATTGTTATCTAATTATGCTGATTGTATCGACTATCATTTTTTCCCGTTACTGAAGCTAATTGGTGATGTAGAGGGTTTCATGGGTAAGGTTAAGGATAGAATGGTCAAACTTACAGGTGAAGGTGCGGATGCCCAGTATCTGACGTGGAACCAAGTTCCGGATACGGTACGTTTTGAAGCAGAAACACTCACTAATATGGCTTATGATATGTCAAACACTCCAAGAATATCCTTTGAGACGTTGAAGGGGGTAGGCAAAGCATCAGGAACCGCTTTCCGCTTTATGTTCATGGGTGCACATATGGCGGTAGAAAATCACGGTGAGGTTATCGGTGAGTTCTTGCAGCGGAGAGTAAATTTCATTGTTTCCGCTTTAGGCTCTATCAATCCAACCGAGTTTAACAAGGCATCGCAGACCATTGACATAGAAACAGAACTGGTTCCATATATGATTGATGATTTGAATGATAAGGTGACTACTGCCGTTTCCGCTGTCAGTGGTGGCATCTGGTCAACGCGTGAGGGAATCATGTTTGCCGGGAATGCTGATAGGGTAGAAGAGGAGCTTGCAGAAATCAAGGAGGAACAAGGGGCAAAGAATAGCAATGCAGCGTCTCCTAACTTCAAGGGATAATTCATTACTTCATGTTTTTATAGTACTATTGAGCGGAACTAATTTAGTTCCGCTTTTTTTATTGCTAAATTCTATATTATAGAATATATTTCTTGGAAAAATTTTATAATTCAAAATTAATTCATATTTTTGCATCAAATAAATGAGATATGAGAATTGTATCACATAAGAAATTGAAAGAGTTCTACGAAACGAAAGGCTATGAAGATTCACGCATAGCTTTAGAACGTTGGTATGATATAGCGGAAAAAGCTGAATGGAAGAACCTATCAGACATTAAAGTAGATTTTCCTGCTGCTGATTATGTAGGCAACCAGCACTATGTATTCAATATTAGAGGTAACAATTATCGACTGATAGTAGTTGTAAAGTTTACAATGGGCTATATTTTTATTCGAAAAGTGTGCACCCATAAAGAATATGACAAAATAGATTGTTCAACCATTTAAGATACAGGATATGAATAAAGTTAGTAAAGAACAATATGAATTTGCTTTGGCAAGAGTAGAGGAACTTCTGCCATTGGTTGATGACAATACGCCTTCAAATGATAAGAATGCAGTGGAGCTTACAGTTATGTCCGATATTGTGATAGCATACGAAAAAGAACATTATCCGATAGAAAAACCGACTGTTGCGGAATTGATAGAGCTATCTCTTGAAGAGAAAGGGATGAGTCAAAAACAACTTGCTGGTGAGATTGGAATAAGTCCATCGCGTGTGAATGACTATATTTCTGGACGTTCGGAACCGACCCTCAAAATCGCGAGGTTGCTATGTCGAGTGCTGAATATACCTCCAGCCGCGATGTTGGGTCTCTGATTAGTTCATAAGAAGAATATTTAGGCGTGATTCATTCGGTTTCACGCCTTTTTTATACCATTTTACGACAATCGTTTCATTGTCGTGTATCACCTATCTGATAATTTTTCACCTTCTTTATAAATAACGAAATTTACCGTAGAAATTTATAAATCAAATTCATACGGTATGACAATCTTAGAACAAATCTTGGCAGGGCTACAACAGAAATTCGCTGGGGTGGACACTGCTATTCTTACCCGAATTGCTACTAAGAAGGCAGAGGGTGTAACGGACGAGACAAAGGTAAACTCTATTATTGAGGGTATCAGCTTTTCGGACGTGCTTAATTCCTATGGTGATTTCCGTGCCGGGGATGCTTCAAAAACGGCAGTGACTAACTACGAGAAGAGGCATAACCTTAAAGACGGTAAGCCAATCGAGACTACCACAACCACCAAAACGGAAGAGAATAAAGACGATGTGCCTGCATGGGCGCAAGCCTTAATTGATTCCAACAAGAACCTTTCTAACAAGCTAACACAGTTTGAAACGGAGAAGGCTCAGGCAACACGTAGCCAGCAGATTTTGGCAAAGGCTAAAGAGTATGGTATTCCCGAAAAATACGCCAAGAGGTGTGCCATTAAGGACGATGAGGACTTGGACGCTTATTTCAAGGACTTGAAGCAGGAGTTTGCGAATGACGGCTTCAAAGGCGTAACCCCTCCCGAATCAGCAGAGCAAAAGATTGAGAAAGAATCTGAATCTATCGCTATGATGATTGATGAGGGAACGAAAACTATTGTTGAACAAAACAAAAATTAATTATGTCAGCAGGATTTAAGTATGACTTGGTTCCGCCCGTTGAGCAAGAGGAACGCTACGATGTCCAAACCGGTATTCGTAGACGTGGCCCGTTCAAACTCGACACGCAGAACTTGGTAGTGGGAAGTTTTCTTCCCGGATTTACACCGATTTATGCGGATTTGAAAAACAAATTCGCTTATGCGGTAATCAATGTGAGAGTTGTGGAAGCCTATACCACTGGTGAAGAAGCTTTGTCTATTAAAGTAGCCAAGAATTCTTTGGCTTATGTAGGTATGTTTGTCGGAAGTGGCACTAAAGGTGCTGAGGTCACAGCTATTGACAAATCTAATGCCAACTACGATGTATTGACTATTCAGGCTGCTTTTGGTGAGAATATTGCCAAAGATGCCGTATTATTCAATGCGGTTGCAGTTGATGGTTTAAAACAAAAGCATATAGCTAATTCGGCTCTGTTTAACCGTACAAAGGTTGAGGACGGAATCACATTGGTTTCATTGCTTCGTACAGCCGCAGAAATTGAACCTTCAAAATTGGTTATGCCGTTCTCCGAGAACGATAAAGCCAACATGAAAGGATGGTTTGAATTTAACGAGTAAGGAGGTAAGATATGTTTTTAACGATTCAAACATTATTCGATGATGCGAACATTGTTTCCGCTATCATCAGACGTGTGAACCAGACACGCAAGGATACGATCTATTGGCAGCAGTATCTTACTTTCCGCAGAGTAACGACTCGCGTGTTCAAAGATTATATCGGTTCTGTAACTGGAGTTATGGCAGGTTCCATCAATTCACGTTTTGGCGAAAAGCCCATTCGTGAACGTAGGAATATAGGTTCAGGATATGGAGAGATTGCCTATTTGGGTGATGCTTACCAAATGTCTATCGACCGCCTTTCCGAGTTGCAAGATTTGATTGACAAGTTCAATGCAGCTAAACCGGCAGACCAAAAGGCTGCAATGGAAGAAATTGTAAACTTCCTAGCAGACGACTATCGTCAGATTACCCTTGCTGCTCACAAGCGCATGGATATTATTGTCGGTGCGTTGCTTATGACTGGTGAAGCTACAGTTTACAACAAGGATGCCGCAATCACTTCCGGTCAGACCAATAATAAACTGCTGGAGATTGCCCTTCCGTTCAACTTTATCAAGCCGACAAGTGGCGATGTGGTTGTGGACGGAAAGAATATGTTTATCTCTTATTTGAGAGAGAAACTTCATTCCTTGGCACCGGACTATGGCGTTTATGCCAAGATGGTTATGACTCGTGCATCTTTCAACAAGTTTATTCTTGGTTCATCTGAATTTGGTGAGCAGTACAAGATGATTCTCGGCAGCAACGAAATGAAGTTGAGTACGGGATTGGTTTCCTCTTCTTTGGCTTCCGAAGTGTTCACCGGCATCGGTTTGCCGCGTATTGAAATCAAGGAGGACTATGTGAAAGACCAGACGGGAAAGAATGTGCAGATTTACGCGGATAACCGCATTACTCTGTTGCCTTCTGACCAAATCGGTTATATGCGCCATCATACTCCGTATGAAACAACAGACCCGGTACAGGGACGTACTTATATCCCGTCAGAGGGTCAGATGCTTATCTCCAACTACCGTGACAAAAACGGTCGCTACATGGAATATACGGCAGAGTGGATTCCGCAGATTTCCAGTCCGGATTTGATTACCAATTTCGATTTGAGCGAGATTGCATCCATCCAATCAGCATAAGGAGGCGGGATATGAAAGTAAAGGTTATATCAGTTTTCCGCGACAAGTTCACCGGAAAGTATTATACTCCCGGTGAAGTGATTGAAGTCGGTGAGGAGACCCGTGTGCTGGATATGGAAAGCCGCAGACTTGCTGAACGGATTGAGGCAAAAAATCCCGAAGTGAAAGCCACTGAAGAAAAGAAAGAGGTGAAAATTTCCCTCTTTGAAAAGGAGTTTGAGAAGAAGGCTTTGATTGATGCTTTGAAGTCTATCGGTGCGCAGGCTTCCGGCAATATGAAAGAGGAAACTCTTTTGGCTAAGGTTGCAGAACTGGATGAAGAATCAACAGCCAAACTGAAAGAAGCATTAGGTATCGAGTAAAAGGATAGGGTAGTGTTTCTACCCTTCCATTGTCTAATTTTATAAATATGAGTAACAAGGAGTTTGTATTAAGCGTATTTGATAAGAATATCCCGTCTAATCTTGTAGTTGAAAATATACTTTCAAGAACGGGATTGGATGGTGAAGAGCCTTTTGCCGAGGAAAATCGGGCAAGATTAGAGGTCGCTTGTGTAAAGCAAATTCCGTGGATGATACAAAATCCATCTTCGGTCAGCGAAAGCGGATTTTCTGTGTCTTGGTCTAATTATGTTGATAGTCTAATGAAATTGTACTCATGGCTGTGTAAACAGTACGGTTTGAAAGACGAGTTGAGTAACAAACCTAAAGTGACTTTTTTATGATATTTGCCCCACACATATTGCAGGTAAAAGTTATCACCCCGATGGATAAGGATGAGTTTGGCAGACCTATTCCCGGAACAGGTGGTGAATACTGGCAGGAGGTATGCAAGTGCCGTTGTGATGATAACACTACCAAAGAGTTTTCATCTGATAACGGCTCTGTGTATCGTCCGAATTATCATGTAGTATGTGAGAAAAGAATTACTGTCAAGGCTGGCGATGAAGTACGTTGCATGGATGGTGATGGCGTAAGAGGTCAAGGCGAAGTCTACACGGTAAAGAGTACAAACTACTTTAACTACTCGGAATTATGGATGTAGATTTCGATTTCTCAGATGTCGACTCCTTTTTCGATGAAGGAGAATGGGAGGTCGAAAAGAAGATGATTGATGTAGGCGATGAAGCTGTGAAGTACGCAGAGGAACATGGGGATTATCAAGACCATACACTCACTTTGAGAACGTCCAATGATTACGATGTCGATAAAGACGGTTTGACATTGAAAAACGAAGCGGAATACGCATCATTCGTAGAATCTAAAGGGTATGATGTTTTGAGTAGTGCTGCTTTATATGCGGAGAAACGATTAAAAGAAGAATTTGAAAAATGAAAAAGTACATTGGAACAAAACAGATTGAAGCAGAACCTATGACATTGGGTGAAGCTTGCAGTAAAGGCTTGGTAAAAAGTGAAATAGAAGAGAATGAGTCTTATAAACTAGGATATCACACTCGTACTGAATATGGCTATGAAAGTTGGTCACCCAAAGAACTGTTTGAAGAATCATATCGAGAAGTCAAGGAAGAAATTCCTATCTGTTTCGGTGATGCTATAGAAGTTTTGAAACAAGGTGGCGCTATCCGTAGAAAGGGCTGGAACGGGAAAGGATTAATGGTATTCAAACAGGTTCCAGCTCATATAGAGAGTGATGTTATTCCAAAGATGCAATCTCTTCCGCAATCAGCAAAAGACCTTATTCTGAAAGGCAAAGGTTTCATTGACTATACGAGTCAATGCCTTATTTACAACGAGAACACCGGGCGTGCTGATTCATGGGTTCCGTCTATTAGCGATGTATTTGCCGAAGATTGGGAGATTGTAGAGTGATAGTAACTACCGACATAGGAAACATTCTCTACCGGGATTGTAAAGCTTTCGGGATAGATATAGTACCGGACGGGGAAACTCTGAAAGGTGAATTAAAGTCCGAAAGAATCGTTATCCACACGAAGAAACAACAGCCGGGAAAGTATTGGAAAAAATCTTTCGTAGAAGTGAATCTATGTGTACCCGATTTGAGTGAGAATGAGGCAAACACCATACGCCTTAACGAGCTTGAAAGGCAAGCTGTGAAACTATTTGACGATGTAGTAAGTTCCTATGACGGCACTACTTATCGTTATTCTATCGAATCAATCGGTATAGAAGCGGACACGGCTTTGAAATGCCATTATGTGAATGTGAGAATATTATTTGAAGTAATAAACGTAAAATTATAAGATTATGATTTCAGCAGTAGGAATTAAAAGAATCTTGTTTGCCGACATCTCTAAGATTACGGCAGACATTACCCCCGAAATCGCAAAGACTCTAATCCAGGCGGCTATTACCGCTAAAGATGAAGTATCAAACGTGCACGGGGAAACGTGGCAGATTGAAGAAACAGAAGCGTCTGTCACGGGGTATAAAAATCAATTGAATGGTCAGAACTACCGTTATGACACAACTCCCGGCGATATTACTCCGGCTTTCTCTATTGGTCAGTACGATTGGAAAACTAAAGCGGCTCTCATGGGCGGTTCCATAGTTGAAACAGGGGAAGAAGGAAGCAAAGTCGCGGTAGGTTGGAAACGTCCTCTGACAAAAGAGATAATCAATAAGGCTCTTTTCTGTCTGACGGATGATAATGTATGGTTCATTTTTCCCAATGCCCAGATTGTAGCCCGTGAAGCGAATACAGACAAGGCAATTGCCATTGCTGTTCGTGGATTGGTTCAAACTCCTAAGATAGCAGGGGTAGCTTCTGAATATAACTATGAGGAAGATGCTATTAAGGCATTGACAGCGTAAGTTTTAAGGTAACAGATTGTTTTCGGATGGCGGTGGGTGGTTGCTCACCGCCTTTTTAATTTAAAGATATGAATCAAGCGTCTAAAATTGTGTCCGATGCCCTGCTGGGGATGGACTTCAAAAATGTAGAGATAGGTGGAGTAGTCTATACCATCAAGCCGCCTACTATCAAAGTTATCTGTCGTGCCATTCATCATTTCTCCAATGTCGGTATGGAGGGAGATAATATTGTAGAGGCAATCAAGGAACTTCCCGAAGTAACCGAAGATATGCTGAAAGGCGTTTCCTGCTTCATCTGCGGCAGTGAGGACTTGGCTAAGGCTTTGGAAAACGGGACTTTTGACGAAATTAAGAATGGCTTGGAAACCTGTTTCTCCATGATGGATATTTCGGCTTTTCAGTGTGTCAGCTCGATGAGGAACGTGTCGATGCTGGCAGCAAGACCGAAACAGTAGGAAACACAACGTTCTTCGGGCAGATAGCCCATTTGATTGACACGCTTCATTTGAGTTATACAGAAGTGTTTGAGGTTATCCCTTATAGGAATCTGTTGATGATGCAACGGGATAAACTTCATACCGTAAGTGGTCAAAAGGTGAATAGAATCAGCGGTAAGGAATTAGCTAATCGTAGGAAAAAGAAATAGATATGGCGAAATTATATTTTAAGGTAGGTAGCGACTGGGAAGAAGTTATAAGGCTCCGTAATGAAATTGCAAAGTTAAAACAAGAGTTAATGAACATGGACAGCACGCAATCCCCTGCTGCCTTCAAGGCTCTGAATGTTCAACTTGCTGCATCCAACCAAAGATTGGATGAGTTGGTGGCTAATGCAGCCAAAGCCGGTGCAGAGATGGAGACGGGATTTAAGAAGAAAATCTTTGATGCTTCGCAGGTTGTAAACGGGTTTACGGAAAAGATAATCGCTCAAAAGGCTGTTGTTAAGGATGTTGAAGCGGACGTAAAACGACTTGGCGACGCTTACCGTGTAGCGTTGAAACGGAATCCGTTATCAGCAAGCAGTAAGTTGGAAGAATACAATGCCGCCCGCAAGGCTCTTGATGAAGAAAAGGCGGCTTTGTTCGGGCTAACCCTACAACAAGCCGAAGCGCGTCTTTCCGTAAAGAAACTCCGGGATGAATACGCCCTTTACAACGATAATGCCAAGGAAGTTGTAGAAAGCAACAACGGTATCGCCATATCTTGGAAGAAAGCATTGGCGGTTATTGGTGGTGTCGGAGTATTAAAGGCATTAGGTTCTGAAATGATTCGTGTTCGTGGCGAATTTCAATCTATGCAGACCGCTATTGAGACTATGGTTGGAAAGGATATGGCAGGGCAACTGATTCCGCAAATCAAGGAGCTGGCTAAGATTTCTCCACTTACTATGTCAGATATGGTTGGAGCAGAAGAGATGATGCTTGGATTTAACATACAAGCAGAAGACACTATCAAATACTTGAAAGCCATTAGTGATATTTCTATGGGGGAATCCAGTAAGTTCAATTCGTTGACTTTGGCATTTTCACAGATGTCAGCAGCGGGTAAACTTATGGGGCAGGATTTGAATCAAATGATAAACGCTGGATTCAACCCGTTACAGATTATCTCCGAAAAGACCGGAAAATCTATCGCAACTTTGAAAGATGAAATGTCCAAAGGTGCTGTTTCCGCTGAAATGGTTCAACAGGCATTCATTGATGCAACTTCCGCAGGTGGTAAGTTCTATAATATGTCTGAAAACGCCTCAAAGACTATCAACGGACAGTTGTCTATGATGCAGGACGCTTTGGATAGTGTTTTCAATGAACTGGGAACTAAATCGGAAGGTGCCATTATGAGCGGCATTCAGATGACTACCTCACTGATTGAAAACTATGAAACAGTAGGGAAGGTTTTGGCTGGATTAGTGGTTACTTATGGTACATACCGGACCGCAGTGATGCTTGTTACTGCTGCCGAAAGTAAACATACTCTTGTGGAGATTGGACTTACCAATGCCCGTTTATTAGCACGAAAGGCGCAGTTGGCTTTAAACGCTGCAATGCTTACGAATCCTTATGTAGCTTTAACTGTCGTTATCGGTGGGCTTGCTACTACAATGTGGACATTTCATGATTCCACAACAGAATCAGAAAAAGCATTGGACCGTTTCAATAAAAAGCAGGAAGAAGCGCAAAAATTAGAACAGGAACATAAACAAAAGATTGATTCTCTTGTTCAAAGCTCCCGTGACATTGCTTTGTCTGATTTGCAACGTGGGCAAAGTCTTGCAGAATTACGTAAAGAATATCCTAAAATATTCGAACAGTATGATATAGAAAGTATCAAATTGGCTGATATTCTCAAACTGAAACAACAGATTGCAGCAGAAGATACAAAACGTGCCGAAGAAAAGCAGGAAAAAGAACTTTCAGACATCGAAGCAGAAATTAAGTATTACGAGAATCTTCTTAAATCTTTGTCTGGGCAACAAGGAATTGATGGGTATGTAAAGAAATTGAAAGAATTGCGTGCTGATAGGGATGTTTTATTACAAGAAAAAGGCAAAGGCATTTCCGAGCAGTTCATATCAGGACTAAACAATATTGATATAAGCGAGTTTGACCGTTACATTGCAGAACTTGAAAAGCGTATCAAAGGTAAGGGGGAGAATGGAAAAATCAAACTACGATTACCTATTGACGTAAAAGGTTCATTGTCTGATGAAGCAATTTATGATGTAAAAGATATAAAGACACTGATTGATACGGCAAAATCCAAGAAATTGTCACGTATTGATGAAGAAAAAAATAAAACTACATATCAGGAAGATTTGGCAAATGCTAAAGCCGAATGGGAGAAAGCGAAAAAAGGGTATGAGGCATTAATCAAAGATCAGAAGGCTACATCGAAACAGGTGAAAGAAGCCAAAGATAAGATGGAAACATCCGAAAAGGCATACAAGGAGCTGGGAGGAGTAACTGGAAGTTCATTGACCAGACAGGAAAATCTTGCGAAGAAGCAGAAGGAGAATCAGGAAAAGTTGGATGAAGAATTTATTTCTCTCCGCCGTCAGAATCAACAGGATGAAATCAACCTGATGAGAGAAGGCACGGAAAAGAAGTTGAAACAGATTGACCTTGATTATCAGAAACAGATTGATGCGATAAGAAAACAGGAGGAAGAATGGAGCAAAGCCGGTAACGGTAAGCTGACCGACAAGCAGGCACAGAAAATTTCAGAAGCTTATACCAATGCCGAAAGTATGAGAGATAAAGATATTTCCGATGTAACTGGAGGACAGCTGAAAGCCGAACAACAGGCTTTGAACGACTACTTGAAAGAATATGGCACGTTCCAGCAGCAGAAATTGGCTATCGCCCAAGAGTATGCGGAAAAAATAAGGAAAGCACAGGAAGAAAACGGTGTTAATAGTGCACAAGTAAAGTTACTGGAGAAACAACGTGATGTTGCCATACAGAACAAGGAAACAGAAGCCATAAAAGCCAATATAGATTGGGTTACTGTGTTCGGTGAGTTTGGTTCCATGTTTTCCGACATGGTAAAGCCTGCCTTGGACGAAGCAAAAAAATATGTACGGACTGACAAGTTCAAGAACTCCGATCAGGCAAGCCAGAAATCATTGATTGACGCCATCAGCCAGATGGAAAAGTCTTTGGGTGGTACAAGTGGAGTCAACTTCAAGAAACTTGGAGAGGATGTAAAAGCCTATCATACAGCCGAACAAAACCGTATCAATGCCATAGAGATTGAAACAGCCGCTTTGGAAAAACTAAAGAAATCACAGGATGATTACGCCAAAGCACAGAAGAGTGGAACAGAAGAAGAAAAGCAGGTTACAGCGAATGCCCTTGATATAGCACGACAGAATGCTGACATTGCATCCGCCAATGTAAAGACACAGACGGATATCGCCAATCAGGCCCAGCGTAATGTGATTGATACCGCCACCAGACTGAAAGCAAGCATGGAAAATTTGTTGGGAGGCTTGCAGCAGATTTCATCCGGTGGATTATATAACGCGTATAGCGGAATTATCAAAACCGTGAACGGATTCAAGGATGTCATAGGAAAAACGTCAGAATCTCTTAAGGAGGTCCCCATTGTCGGATGGATTCTGTCCATCATTGACGTACTCAAAGACGGATTGAGTGATCTTGTCGGTGGTCTGCTTGATGCTGTTCTGAACGCGGTCAGTGGAATTATCGGTGATGTCTTGTCAGGGGATTTGTTTGTCACAATCGGCAGGTCATTGAGGGACGGCATAGGAAACATCCTGAACGCGATCTCATTCGGAGGCTTCAACTCCCTGTTTGGAATAGGTGGAAACGCCAAGGAAGTACAGGAAACGATAGACAGGCTGACGAACAGGAATGAAACTTTGCAAACGGCCATCGAGGATCTGACTGACGAGATGAAGGCAAGCAGGGGAATGAAATCGGTTGAATCTTACAAGGAAGCTGTAAAATATCAGGAGGAAGTCAATAAAAACTATCTGCAAATAGCAAAGGAGCAAGCCGGATATCATAAGAGCCACGGCAGTTGGCAGCATTATCTGAAATGGACGGATGAAATGCTGGAACACGCAAAAAAAGCTACCGGTATGCAGGATTTCTCCGGCACTGATTCCTTGTGGAATCTGACCCCCGAACAGATGAAGGCTCTACGGTCGGACGTATGGTTATGGGATATCATGGAATCTTCCGGTAAGGGAGGTTACGGTGAGCGTGTTACCGACAAGCTGGATGATTATATAGAGCAGGCAGGAAAACTGGAAGAACTGACCGACAGTCTTTATGAGGGCTTGATCGGAATGTCATTCGATTCCATGTATGACAGTTTTGTAAGCAGTCTGATGGATATGGAGAAGAGTGCGGAGGATTTTGCTGATGACATATCCAAATATTTCATGCAAGCGATGCTGTCAAATGCCATCGGTGAACAGTTTAGTGACAAACTGAGGGCATGGTATGATAAATTCGGTGAAGCCATGAAGGATGATGGTACGCTTGACAATAATGAGCGTAAGGAGCTGATGGATGAATACATGGGTTATGTGGACGAAGCCATGAAGCTCCGTGACGAACTTGCCGCAGCAACCGGATATGATAAGATTTCGCAAGAATCAACATCCCAGTCAGCTTCATCCAAAGGTTTTCAGGAAATGAGTCAAGATACTGGCGAAGAGTTGAACGGTAGGTTTACAGCATTGCAGATTGCAGGAGAAGAAATAAAGAATCAGAATATTATTCAATCTCAATCACTTAATCTACTAACAGTAAAAGCAGATGCTCTACTTTCCATAGATACGGAAACAAGAAATATTGCTGATGATACGCGGGATTTGATAGCGCAATCCTATCTTGAATTGGTACAGATTTCAGAAAATACAGGGGCAATCGTCAAACCTATTCAACAGATGCAAAGAGATATAGCAGAAGTTAAAAAGAATACAGCAAAATTATAG